AAACCGATCTCACCAATATCAAGTTGGGGCAAATCTGTATTTTCGCCAGTTCTGTGTTGGATTTTAGAAATTTGTACAATTGCCATAGTATAATCTTTATGTGATTATACTATTTATCTTGTATTACAGGAACTGCATATAGTATTGTTCTACACGCTTAAACCACATATCAGTGTATTTGTCAAACTCAGAGCCTTCTAGTATGAATTCCTGATATAGATTATCGGCAGAACACATAAAGATGACACCTTTACGTATCTTTGTTCCATGTAGTTCATTGTGAGCATTAGCATAGGCTGCTAACTGAACAAAGTAATCATCAATCCATTCACGCTTCTTAGGCTTGTTTGTTTGCTTGTGGTCCATGATAGCTTCATCGCCATCGTGAACGCCTACTAAGTCTGTCGTCCCTGCATAAATTTTCGGATAATAGAGAGGAACTTCTGTGCCCCAGTATTCATTACATTTACTAAGACCTTGATAGATAATTGACTGGGCCATTTTATGGCTTTGCTGGCTATACGGATTGCTTCCGGGCTCATTGAGTACTCCTGTCTTAATGTAGTCTTCGATCCACTTATGCATACGAGTGCCTCGACCCGCAGCCTCAGTAGTAATCTCTTTTGCTCTTTGATGTCCTACACGATTGCGCCAGTTTTGCAATGCTTGTTTAGATTCTTCTGACTTAGTGAAGTCTAATATTGTAGTGACTGAAGGTAGTTTTTCACCATCGGGAGTAGCATATCTGCGCTTGCCGTCTATCTCTACACGGCTCATGGGAACATAATTGAATTTAGTGGGATTGTACATTATAGTCGATTATATTCGAGTATAGTCCAGTTGTCAACTATATTCGGAAACTTTCGCCACACCCACATCTATCACGTTCGTTTGGGTTCTTAAATTCAAAGCCCTCATTCAATCCATTACGTACATAATCAACAGTCATATTTTGTAAGTATACATCATGTTTCAAATCTACTAACACAACAAATTCCGGTTGTGCATAGTTTATCAACGATATGTCATGTACATATTCATCAACATACTCTAATACATATGCCAAACCACTACAGCCAGTAGTTTTTACACCGATGCGAATTCCCACGCCGCCCCGTTTTTCTAATAAGTTTTTTATTTTATTTTTTGCTTTATCAGTAAAGTTAATCACTGTATTTGCTTGCTTGCCATTTGCTGGCGTATCTTTTCATTCTCATCTTGTGATTGATCTACTGCGGTATCTAAATCACCTTCTTGGCCCTTGAACGTAACAGTATCATCACTTACATCGGCAATGATATTACTTAGTGGTTCTTTTTTAACCATATCAAATAAATCAGCTTTGTCTAAGCTGATTCCGTTTTTGTTTAATATTGTTAGAAACTCGTCAGTTGTCATTGGCTCATTAATGGACTTAAGTTGGTTCGTTACCGCAACCAACTTAACTCTTAATGGATCAGCATCACTGAACTCAAATAAACGCATGTTTATCGCTTTGCACGACCAACTGATGGCATGGGCTCTTCTGGCTCTTCCGGTGGTAATTCAGCGGGCATTTCTTCGCCGCCCATATCAGCACCCATATCAGCACCCATATCAGCACCCATATCAGCACCCATATCGCCACCAGTCATATCACCGCCTGCTGGTCCCATTCCACCAAAGCCTGCGCCTTGACCAGTAATGATACCAACAGCACCTTGTAGACCTGTCTTAGATTGTGTAATAGCTGCCTGCAATGAAGTCAATGCCTCTGAAACTTGGCTACTGAATTGTTCACCTTCACTTGCACCAAACTCACTGTTGACACCATCAACAACAGCTGGTAATTCTTTAACCAACATGTCTGATACTTGCTCAACCATCTTTTGCATTGCATCAACCATCTCTTGTGCGGCTAGAACAACTTGAGATTTCTCAACTTCTTCGTTCTCTACAACAATACGTTGGTTGTATATTGGCATTGTACGTAGATCACCGTAGTGATGAGTCAATGCTTGCTCCATGAATACAAGTTTCAAATAAGCAGGATTTTGCTCTCCGCTCATTGACTTGGTTTTAGCTTCTGACATTAGACGCTTCACTTTAGTAAGCATTGTCTTAGTCTCATAAAGACCTAACTTTTCAACATTGAATGTGGTGTTGAAATGTTCTTTTAAAGCCTTCTTGGCTACGGTCGTTGTTTTGTTGTTAAATTCAGTAAGTTTCATAGTTATTCCCAGATTACTAATAAAGTATTTATCATTTTCTAAATTATTTTGAGGAATTTAGTTCAAATTGTCTATACTGCCAAGCCTTACACTTTTCAGTGTAGTTGTTTATTTCCTTAGAAATTGAATGTTTTTTTATCTTATCTTCATTGATTTTATTAAGGTACAGTATCCGTTTTTCTATATCTTTTGTCTTCTTACATAAATTTTCATGGGTTATCATGTTCTGTATAGTTCCAGATAACAACTTATCCAAATATAACACCCTAGCTGAATCATTAAAGTTCTGACATTTATCAAGTGTAGACCAAGTTACGGCATTCTTTAAATCCATGAATGTATATACTGTATGAGTGTGTTTCTTTTCAACCACAAAACCCATATCAGTTTTACCAATAAGATATGTTCCAAATAGATTATATCTACCATCGTCATCTTGGAATATCATCTTTCTTTCTAATATTGACATTTTTTCCTTATTAAGGATTTTGTTCAATATGTCAAACGTTTTTGGTTCATTGATTTTCATCTGGTATTTCCTCAAAATATATATTACGCAATTCAGAACTTCCATCTAAGAATGTAGGTAATTTATTCCATTCAGTACCTATTTGTATCATGGGTACCCCGTCACAATCTGTATACAGGTATCCAAAATCATTTATCCCGTCATCAAACACACTATGAAAATTCACTGTAAAATCAAAAGTCCAGCATGAGTGCGGTTCTAAATCAGACTCAAATAAAAATCCAAATTTATCAAATTCTGAAAAAATTATCTCAGAACGTACGGGATCTGAAATGTTCTCAGGTTGACTTCTTAATGAGATAACTTGTAGTATAGTATCAAGGTTACATTGTGTGTTGCGTTGTGTTTGCCACTGTGGGTCGGTGTTAATAGAATTTCTTCTATTAGTGACACCAGTTTTAGTGATATCAAAGAGTGTGTGGCATCTAATTCTTAACGGCATACACTATTTATAGAGGTAAAAAAGCCCGAGAAATTCTCGGGCCTTTACTAGAATAAGCTAGAATTAAGCTAGTTTGAAACCGTTGTTAGTAACAACTGCACCAGACAAGTCATAAGTAGCTACTGTACCTAGAGCACGGATAGCGGCTTGTAATGTTGATGCTGTCCAAGCGGCTGTTGGATAAACAGCGATAGACATGTTATTGGCTGAACCACTTGCTTCTACTTGATAGAAGTGTGTTGTAGCCAATTGAGTGATACATGTGATAACTGCTTCAACAGCTTCACCGCTATCTAATTGACCAGCTGGGTCAGCACCCAAGTCGATACCGAAGAAGTCTAACTTAGGACCAGATAACATTACTGGAGTTCCAGTAGGGTTGCTACCTGAACCGTTCAATGTGTCAATTGCAAATACTGGCTTTGTGTTGCCGTGAACTTTAGTTTGAGATGCCATAATAATTTTCCTTTAAAAGTTTGAGCTTCATATAGAAACTCATACTATTATTTATGCCAAAATAAAAAAAAGCACTCCGGAGAGTGCTTTTGTGTAATAGATTAATAATTAATCGTAATTAACGTCATCACTACGGATCTCAGCGTCATATACTGTAACGCTCCAACCAGTAGAATCGTCAATAGCAGTTTCCAATTCACTAATAGTAGTACTATCGAATGGACCTGCGCCTGGAGTTGTGTTCATTGACAATGCGATTGTCACATAATTGCCGCCCGGCTTGCCGATAACGTGCATTTCAGCAACTTGTTGCAATGCTGTAACTAACTTTTGAAAGTTGCTTCCGATTGTAGCGTAATCAGTTGACAAATCAACTCCTGCGTCAACTACGACCCAGAAGAACTCACGTCCTTGAATTGTTGATGTTGGTAATGTAATACCGTGTCTTTTTGGTTGTTGAGCCATTTTATTTTCCTTTTTTGAAGTTTTGAATTCATATAGAACTCATACTATTATTTATGCTCGGCCTGCTAGATTCTGGCGAGAGAATCCCATTCTATTGACGATTTTAACACCGTGAGCAACGAATCCTTCTTGGCTTTGAGTACCATCTTGCAAATAACCTTTTACAGGACTTGCTTCAGCTGCCTTAGCTAATTGTGGTTCAACTTGCATTTTTAGTGTGTATACAGCAACCCAGATAGCAAAAGCACCTTGAATACCGGCTTCATTTTGCTGAAAATGCTCTGTCAATTTAGCACGAATAGGCTCTGACATTGGACGAGTTTTGAAGAACTCATAGAAGTCACCCACTAGATTGTTTAAGTTACCTGATACAATCTTCTTGTTGATATAAACCGTACACATTAATGGGAACGCTGTTTTAGTCCCCGGTGGTGGTTGTAGAATCCATTGATCGGCAGCGGCTCCGTGTTGACTGATTACCTTCTGTACTTTAGCTATATCGGCTTTATTAAGTTTTAGTTTAGGGACACTAGGCATTGCTGCCGGTACAATAGCAACATCACCGCTATTTTTCAATTGTCCTATAGTACCGTTCAACAATTGAGCATACTGTACATTATCAGCTTCAGGGGGAATATATTGATGCACTGCAATACCACCTACTTTTCCAGCAATCAATCTACCAATATCACTGTCAGCTTCAATTGTATATGCAATTCCATTAGGGTTGGCTTTGAATTTATACAATCCACCTTCGTCTTGCAATGGTTGACTGAATAACAAATCGCCCCAATAAAAACCTTTACCTGAATACGATTTTTGTAAGCCTGGCCAGATTCTTGCAATGATATTAACTAAATCACCACGTTGAATTCCACGTGCCTGATCGTATGCGGCAAATGCTTGAGGGCTAGTTACTCGGCCAGATCCGTCTTTTTTGTTAAACATGTGCTTGTCACATACAACAAATTTACCATCAGGTCCTGTACCAAAAATCAATGCAGGATAACCATCCCACTTGATAGTAATAGCGGCTGGTTGTTTTACTGTTTCTACAATAGCTTGTAGGCCACGATTTGCACCAGAACTACCAGATTGAAATACTAAATCTTCAGGGTGCTCTACGTGTGCTTTAGTTAAGTCACCGTCTTCAACTATAGTGTTAATGGCACTAATCTTATTAGTTAGTTCTCTTAACGATTCAGAAAAATTCATTATATTTTGCCCTGTTGTTTTAGCATAGACAATATTTTAGCATCAACTGGGTCAGCTGGATTCAATGTATTAGGTTGTCCCGGCGTACCTCCCAGAGATACCTGTACTGCCGGAGTAGTTGTTGCGGCTGCTGGTTGAGTTGCGGGTGTTTGATTAGGGTTATTTGGCCTTGCTACATTAACAGTAGATGAGGGTCCTGCCCCACTTGATTTAGTTAATTGACCAACCATATTATTCATTGGCCCTTTTGCCTTCATAGTTGAACCCAAGCTATTATATTTTCCAATAGCAGCCATTGCTTTAGCAATGCCCGGTTTATAATTTGCGGCAATTGCCTTATCAAGAGGTGCTTGTTGTTCTCCTGCATCCCATTTATTTTGTGCAAGATACTTATTAACCCAAGAACCTACGTCAAATGGTTCACCCCGTAGTCCAGTTGATGTTTGTTCGGCTGCTCCCATGTCCTTGAGAAATTTGTCCATAAAGAGTTGGTCTGTACGAGCAGAGATTTTTCCCTGTGTACTAAACTTACCGGCTATCCCTTTACCAGCAGACATTGCTTTTTGTTTAAGAGCACCCATCATTGACGATCCAGCTGATGGTTTTGCGGTTGGTTGTGCGGGTGCAGGTGCTGTAGCTTGATTTAAAGCATTCCAATCAGTACCGGAAGATGCTGGTTTAGTTGTTTGAGCTAGTTGTGCGGTCTGAGTTGGTTGAGTCGATTGTACGGGTTGAGTTGGCTGAACTTCCTGATCTAGTTCACTCGGTATATTTGCTTGAGGTGTCATGTACGGATTAGGACGACTACCTACATTAGTAGGAGCTACTGCGGGTGCGCTAGTTCCAGTAGACGCGGTTGGTTGAGCCGCCGGAGCAGTTGTTTTTTGAGCATTGGCATTTCGCCTTAACGCATTCATACTAGCCTGTTTACGACGGCTAGCTTTACCTTCATCTAATATGAATTCACTCGCTCTCATTGTCATTCTTTCTCAAACTTTTTGAGAATCTACCCTGGTCACGTGCTTTGATAGCACTTAGCAATTTTCTCTCCAAAATTTGAGCTTTTTCGGAATCATAATGTTTATTAATCATTTCTAGTAGATTAATAGCACTTGTAATGATATTATGGGCGCGGCTTTCTATAACATGTTTAGTGTCACGATTTTGACCGAGAGCCTCTAATTCTTCCAACAGGCTACGAGTTTTTCTTTGCATATAAGTATAGATCCTACAAGTATTTATCTAATTATTGGAGATTCTTACGAACATCTCTCAACATTGCTTTTAGCCTATTTCCTTGCACATCTGCAACTACTTTATTAGTGTTGGTTCCGCCCATAGATTCCTCATCGGAAACTACATTAGAACTGGTTTTTAACTGGCTCATAATGTTATTTGCACTGGGTTGAGGATTATTAGGTCTATAGCTAGTTGCGCCTTCACCGTCTTCCCCACCCTCATCACTAATACGCATAGTTTCAACATTATATTCTAAATCAATCTTCATACCTACACCCGTTGAACTACGACTTTTCATACATTGAATCTGATACTTACCACGCTCACGCATACTACGATTAGTAAAGATACCAAATACGTTATCTGCCGTATTAATCTTACTGATACCACCTGCAATGTGACTATGGTCAAATTCAATTTCATCAACCGCACTGCGATTTAACTGACTAGCAGTTACTAACAAGATACCCATCTCTTTTGAAAGATTGCGTAATTCTTCTGCAACATACTTGTCTTTGATAAACTGATCGTTGGGATTAACTTTAACAGATACCGGCATAACCAAATCCAAGTAGTCAACCATTACAAAGTCAATTCTGATACCAGTTTGAATTTGCACTTCTTTTAGATAAGCACGAATGTCATTAACATTACTTTGAGCAGGTAATCCCTTAACACGATATTTACCAGACTTCTTACCAACCATTTTAACACGCAATTCAGTAGTATCAATATCTTTTCTAATATCTTTTGTACCCATGCTTGTCAACATCGCATCAGTACGTAGTGATGTTAGTTCTTCTGAAAGTTCTAGGGTAATATAAACACCACTCATCCCTGTTTGAATCCAGTTCAAAGCCAAGTTCATCATAACCAATGACTTACCTGAACCTGAACCACCAGCAAAAATGTTCAGTTCACCTCGACTCATACCACCATATAGAATACGATCCATCTGTGGCCAGCCAGTTGATACTTGTCCACCGTTATTAAAGTATTTGTTAATACGACCTTTAGGGTCGGCAAAGTAATCAGTACCCATGTCTTTCTGTAGACTGATCTGTACTGCATCTTTAATTAATTTCTCAACAGGACTGAAGTCACCTTTCTCTAACAAATCAGCTGCCTTTAGAATAGCACGTTCTAGTTCCTGTCGTTTAGTGAATGATTCGAATTCATCAAAGAACCATTCATAATGTCCCTCAGTCATTTCTGGAATAGGTTCAATGTCTATACCAGTTGTTGCTTTAATTTGTGTAGTATCTGGTAATATTTTATATTTGTCGGTATGCTCTTTGTACATTACTGCCACAGGTCTCAGAGAGCGGTCAAAGTTCTCTGAGTTCATAATATTCATAACACGTGTATAAAGCTCCGCGTTGGTAATCATCATGCGCAAGAATAATTTTTGTACATCAACAGTATAGTCCAACTGTTTTTTAGAATCCATTTGCTTTGCCAATTTTCTTCCTTTGCATTTCTATTTTTATTTTGTTCATTGTAGCATTTTGTAGTATGCTAAGTAAAGTAGGCAACTTACCATATTTCACTACAGCATCATTAACGTCTTTGATTCCCGGTTCCCAGTCCGGTAAACTAACACTATAACCCAACTCTAATGCTCTATCAATTATTTTAAACCCAGTTTCGTCAAAATCAGGCACCACAATAATTCGTTTATTAAGTTGTGCTAACAACATTGCCTGATCAGGACTAATATCATCATGCATGACTGCTACGCCATCAATTGACAATGCATCAAAAATACCTTCAGTTAATATACATACTTGCCAGTTTTTATCTTGTTTATCTATATTGAATACATAGCCTTGAGGTTGATCGTTAAGATACTTTGGCATCTTGTTATCTAAAAACCTACTAGTATTACCCACTACCTTACCTTTATATGTATAGGGTACAACTATTCTACGTTGGTTACGATACTTGTCATTTGGTGTAACCGTGAATGAATATTTAGTAAGGTCGATCTTACGACTAATCAAATAATCGGTGTATATTTTATGTCTAGGATTAGATGGATCTAATTTCTCACCTTTAGGTAAAGGCTTAGCATTAAATTCTAGTGGCGTATACTCTTTCTTTTCCTGTGTGAAATCAAATAAATCTTTATTCTGCAAACTTTCAAGACTCCAGCGTTGGACTTGTTCGCTATCCGCACCACACCAAATTAAGAATTGTCTAGTTTTGGGTTCGATGATTCTACCCATTGTGAAACCACAACTGTATCCACAGTTAAAACAATGATATAACCAATTAGTAGTACCGTCAAACTTGATACCACCTCTTCCTCGTGTGTCAGGATTATGACCGCGTGGTCCACAACAAATGGCATTGAAGCTAGTCCAGCCACTAGTAGTTTGTTTTTTTCTACCGGGAATTAAAGAGAGTATATCAAACATCTGTGTTATGATAACACAATTGTCATACGAAAGCAATAGTCTTGGTCAATTATCTGAACAATATCTTACCAATTGTTCCGCCGGAGCTATCAAACTTGACTCTTAAGAACACATGGCACCCATTAATATTATAATAATCAGTGTTGCTATAATTGGCGTATTCGACTGGTTCGGTAATATCATACCACTCACCGATTGAGCCGGTTACTGAACCCTGAATCTTAGAAGTACCTATAAACCCAGTATATCCAATTTGAATTGTATAACTATCGGTATCTTTGCTAACAAGGGTTTCACTATAATATGTCACTGGTGCCTCGACAGTAGGTTCTTCGTGTGGCATTAATCCTATTGAAGTTGATTTTACATATTTAGGTAACGTGCTATCAAGTATCTCAATGACTCCCCTACCACCTGAGTTATCATCTACGAATACAGGGAACTCAAAAGTATTGTCCGGTATAGACAGTGAATAATAACACAATGCACTGTCCATTTCTAATGACTCATTCATTGTTACTGTAAGTGTAGCAATTCCAGTCAAAGGTAATAAGGGTGTTAGTGCTTTCTGCAATAAAACCTCTGAGCCATCATAGCTCATAAGTCTGCATGTTAATGTTTTACCCGTGATGTTAACTGGTTTTTGTTCTTGGTTTAAGAATTGGAATTGAAGTTTATTATCAACTCCTTTATGGATTTTTAGGTTTTTAGAATACACGGTTTGATATCTCCTGTTGGATGCTCCCGAGTACAAAACTACAGTTTGTCGTGGGATAAAGTATGTTACTGATGTAGAGTACACGAAAAGGCTCCTTTACTATATTTAGTTAAAAATAATATAATGGTTAACCAAATCTGATAAATATCCGTAGACAACAAAAACAATGATTTCAAACGAATTCTTCAACAAACTAACGCAAAATCACCCATTTATCACAGTCTGTTCCTATGCAGGACAAGATTATGTTGGTATAGTACAAAATAGGGATGATATTGTTACCACTATCTACGATTACGGATCAATAATAGATCAGGTACTGCGTGATAGGTTCTTAGAGTTAGGAGATATTTGGTGGTGGGAATCTAATCGTTTAGTACCTATCAACATGTTTTTAAAGGATGATTGGTCTATGTTTAGACCCTATTTAAGAACGTTCAACAATAAAAGTCTTACTGTAGTTCACGGTCCAATATGTAGTATGTTAGAGTTAGCAAAGCGCAAGAGTAAGCGCAAATCAATTACTTTGGTCAAGCGTCTTAGCTGATTCTGCTAACAAGTTCATGTGTACTACCACTAAGTGAGCATATGCACAGGAATGGCTACGCTTGAATGTATACCCATCTGAATCTTTATCCCAAACAGTCTTTGCAACTTCTTTCCAAGATAGCCCAATCAAATGTTTTTTTGCAGGCCGAATAACTGCTAGAAACATTGCTAGTCTAGGAATGCTATCAATAGGTTCAGGCATCTTTCGCATACTTTGATAGTGATTACTTAAGTGTATGAGCTTCTCAACAAAAATTTTATCATTTAACTTAGCCCAATCAGGGTCACGCATCAAACTTATTAGATGTTCTTCGTCACGTATCTTATCATATACATGTACATTCAAAAAATCCAATTTAATATAACCACGTTGTTCTGCCACAGTATAATCAAGTGTAGACATTTCGTTAATAGCATCGTATGGAATGTCGGTTACATATATACCAGTTGAATGTTTACGCATAGGAGTTACTTTCCTCATTGCGGCTGGAACATGTTTGATATGTTGTAATATATTGTCTCTGTTGCCAAAGTCAATGTCAATGTCACTATTGAATTTCATCGGGTTACTAATTCTGCTTTAATTAATTTCATATATGCTTGTTGCACTACAACAGCCTGACGCTCTGCATCTTCCACTGCTCTGTGACTTGTGATATGTCCGTCTGCTTTAAGTTTAACACCAGTAATATCATAGATAGTTCGTGTGTCTCTTATATTCCAGAAGTTCCAAGGAGGCAACTGTTTAAAATTTCTCCATGCACTCTCCATTACAACAATGTCAAAACTTGCACCGTTACTCCATACCTTACCATTGTTATACTTCCAGCACCACTTGTATAATGTATCCATACATTCTTTAAACGACACCCTATCTCTATCACCCAATGCTTCTTCTTGTGCGGCTTCACTTTGTGTACTCCACCAACGCAATGTGTCTTCGTTGATAGTTCTATTAAACAAATCTGTTTGGTCTTCTATTGTCGGACGTAATTCTAATCGTTCAATCATGCCTAAACCTTTAGGATCAAACAATACAGCACCAATGGTAAGTATCACACAGTCTGGCCCTGTATCTAAACTCTCAATGTCAATCATTATATCGGCCATATTATACTTTCCACAATTCGTACATAGTTTTAAACTTATCATCCCACAATACTATTATAACATTTCCTGAGGTTAAAAGAAAGTCCCAACCCATACCTCTTTCACCGAAATTACGCCTACACCATTTTACAATGACGGTTGGATCTTCTTTTTTACCCTTACAATCATATACATACTGTACTTTATTGCCACGACTCATGTAGGTTCGATCAATAACCCCATAATCTATTTGGTCTTCTCTTACGGGTAATGATACAAAATTACCGCTAGGTTTCATTATCGCCATCTTAATATAAACCACTCAGCATCTTTAGATTCTTCAAACGCAAACTTAACACCATGATTCATAAACTCACCCATACAATTATTAGCGCACCAATCAGCAATATCAACGGCGTGATAGCGACTATTAAACGGGGGAAGTTCCACTTGTATCCAATTTAATACGCTAACAAGTACATCATAATCAATTTCCTTTGACATATCACTTGCTAGTTTATCTAGAATTTCATGTTCAATGTTCATTCCCATTTTAATACAAACCATTCTAAATCTTTTTTATCACGAAACCAAAATTTACTATTGTTCATATACCATCTCATGTGTGGAGACCATACACCATCAATTGCAGTTGGCCCATATGTATTGCTACACCAGTCTTCTACGTGCTTCCACATCCACCGTGAATTCTCATTATAAACTACCCAGTCAAGACTAGGATGTACAGTATAATATTTCTCACCATACACCTTACCTTCTGATAAAATTAAGTTCATTATCCCCACCTCAACATAAAATAACTAGCATTGCTATCATTATAAAAAGTAAAAATTGCCCTACGTTCTCTTATAGGATCAAAGTTAGTGCTATAAGTAAAGTTATCGTATTCTGGTTTATGATACGCAAAATCAAAATCTATCCCTAACTTCCAACCCATTTGTTTTAATTCACCGACTATGTTTATAGTAGTGATAGCATCAACAAATAGCGTAACTTGTGCCACATCAACCCCATCTTAATTCAAAATGAATAGCATCACGCTCATCTTTGAAATAAAAATCCATATAATCTCCTGTAGTGTACGTTTCGTACTTATGACCTGGTAAACCAAACTGTTCCACTACCCATGCTAGCGTTTCATTCCATTTGGGAATGTCATCAATGTTTATCTTCCATATAATACGAACCCTAGTACCCGCCGGCATTTAACAACTCTTTAATTTGTTTAACCACCTCAGTGTCTCTCTTAAACTTGATAGCCCATTGTTCTGGGTTTATGTAATCAATAATCATTTTAACATGGTCTGTATTTAAAGTATCTAAGAAACGTGTACCACTTTCACTTTGATACAACATCCATGGGCTAATCTTTCCGGTTGTGATAGCGTAACATATCTTGTTTACGTTGCCATATCTCAATAAATCACGTGGTTGAATGTTTGCGTCTTTAGCTAATTCAATAGTATGTTCTATACCACGATGTATAGCATCAAATGGATCTTCTTTCCGAAGATAATCTTGTAAGAAGGTAGTATAATTAGAATCAGTACTCCAGTTGTCTAGCTTGATGTTTTCTTTAAGTAGCCAATCAACATATCTACTGACATTCAATACATTGACTTCGCTACAATAGTGACCAAATTTTACAAAGGCCGTGTAGTAAGCACTTTTAATAAATTCTTCATAAGTCTTGTTCTTGGTTCGACTCATACTGTTCTTTGCATAGAACTGTAACCAGCTTTGAAAACCCAAGCGATTTCCTTTTATGTCACGATTCAACCATCGTTGTTTTTGTTCACAGATGTGGCTAATTAAAGTTCGTTCTCTTACGAATTCACGATTACAAAACTCACAACTATGCTTAGTCTCAGCTATTACCGCTGTCTTTTTCATATTGTCTAATTTCATCATCTGTTACTATTTCCGATAATGTTTCTATATCAGCTTGTTTTAGATTAGGATATTTGTTTGCAAGGTATACTTTTTTCTTGTGACTAGTTACAAATGCTTCACTGATAGCATATAGATTAGCTTCACTTGCCTTAGGATAAATCTTCCCGAAGTATTCACGCACATCTTTTTCTTTGGGTGTTTCTTTAAGCTGTGTTACTTTACTAGACAAGTGTGGTAGCCATTGATGAAACTGTTTTCCTATTCCTGGACTGGCAGCACATAACATTTGCCACTGTAGCTTAGGATGTTTGCTCACATATTCATTGAACAAATGTTTGTTTGCATGGTATTCAGTACTTGCTAGATAGTAGCTTTGAAGATCACTGCTAGCCTTAATAGCACTCATCCAATGCGTCATCATATAAGGTACGAACTTCTTTTGTTGCTCGTCTGTTAACCTATCGATATACTCATAGTCTTTTTTATCCAATGCGGCTAATGCATTGAACAAATCAAAATCTATGTTCTCGAATTTTTCTTCTTTAGGTACTGCCGCTTTTTTAGTTGCCATTATCAAAACGCCTGTGAATAATCTACAATTTCACAATTTCTGCTAATCTCTTTTACAAAATATACACACCGTGGTTTTTCAGTGTCATCGATAGGTACGCACAAAAACTGTCCGTTCTTTAATCGAGGTGCATACCAAGTTACGTCATGGTAAATGTCTACGATTTCAATATCCAAGAAGCTAGGCCTAAATGCTGATAGTGGATTAAATTCATATGCTTTAAATCCTCTATCATTGATGCTAGTAAGAGGTAGTGTTTCTAAATCACCCATATCAGGTTCACCGATAAGTATCTGCCAGTCCACCGGCATCTTTACTACTTTGTTACCTATCTTTAGTACTAGTGCAGGACTATTAAATGACTCTAAAAAGATTAAAGGAATGTAATGGTAATCTACATTCTGTGGATTGCTGTTATCTAATATAGCAAAACGTAAATCGTCTACCTCATCAGGTAAAGTCTCTAAGTTATAATAAGTATCGTCAAGGGTTAAAATTCTCATATTGTTATTGTATCACTTATACTTAATTTTTTCAACATCAAACGGGTAGTTAGCCTCTTTATAAAAGGTCTTTCGTTGTGTCAAATGACGTTTGGCAAACTTACAACTACTAGTGATATCCCAAATATTCACAAAGTCTTTGTCTTCTGCTTTACGAATTCCTCGTCCGATACTTTGAATAACTCGAACGAAACTCTTGCCCGGCTCAATCAATACTACGTTAAAGATCCTAGGAATATTAATACCAACTGCGGCTACACCATAAGTCGCAATGATAATCTTGTTGGTAGCTGTTGCAATATCATCATATTGTTCTGTCCTATCTGTTGCCTTTGTACCACCTGAAACAAATGCAACAGCGTCTTCGGGTATACCCAATTGTTCAAGTTTAAGGTGTAGAATCTTACCGGCTTCAATTCTGTCTACTAAGACCAGTGTGTTACCAGTATCTTTAATTCCAAAAATACGTTTGGCAATGCAATCCATACGTTCGCTATTTTCAACTAGATATTTAAGTTCAGTTTGATAGTTGGGAAACTCAACTGAATCTTGTAGTTGTAAAATGTTAACATGACAATTGCTTAGTACACCTTGATCCTGTAACTCACTTGCTGATAGTTTGCCGATAACCGGGCCTAAGCTAACAGTTAAAGACATTGATTCAAACTTAGCTTTAGGTATAGTGCCGGTCAATCCCCAACGTAATGGAATGTGACTCATTACACCAGTGAGTAATGTTTTTAATACATCAGCCTTAGCTTGATGAACCTCATCGACAATAACACATACTACACCTTCTAAGAAGTCACCTATACCAACTTCAGCCTCACCGGACTTAGTATTCTTAAGCATGTTGCCTAATGATTGCCATGTACAAATAGTATGTGTCTTATTAAATTCTTTTCTACCACCATAGTATACACCAACATCAAGACCTAAGTTAATATAGTCTGCTTCTGTTTGTGTTACAAGACTAGTATTAGGGACAATGACAATTGAACGACCATATTGTTCCATAGTATAACTGAGTGCGGCCGTGATTAGTGTTTTGCCTGCACCAGTAGCAATCTCTTGTAATGATTGTGGGTTTTTAAGATAGTTATTTATAATCTCAATTTGATAGTCTCGCAATACAACAGGTTCTCCTGCTTTAGGATGCTTTGCTGGCCATACTTTATGTTTAAAAGTTTGTTCTGTCACTTCCAAAAAAGAAAAAGAAGTTTGATATGTTCGTGTATCTTCTAACTCAATATCATATCCTGAATTTTCTAGTACCGGTAAAATCTCAGGTAGCAAGTTGATATAACTTGAACCTCCTAGACTGAAGTAACTGGTTTTTCCATTCCACCTACCTAATCGGACACTTGGCAAATACCTTGCACCCGGAACTTCAAATTCAAATAGTTTCATTAGAGCTTTACGCTCTCCTAATTCTAGTCCTTCTATCTTTACATTTACTTCGTCTTTGACGATTATTTTACATTGTTTCATTTGTACTCTATATAAATTCCGCTACTATTCACTATCTGTATCGTCTTCGCAACATGTTTAGTAGATCCGTGTGCAGTGAAAGTACTCATGTTAATTTTAACTGGCATCTCACATTTTCGCAAGTTAATGTTACTTTTATCTTTTGATAGGTTACCCGCTTTACTTTTTAAAACCCTATGTGTAATGTTGTTAGCTTTTAATAAATTAGCTAATTCCATAACAATATTTTTGTTTGTTCCAAACCACTCGGATAACAAAACCATGTCTGCTTTAATATTTTTCAAATTCTCTATCAGTCTAGTAGTATCAGTAATTTCAATTTTCGGCTGTGGGTCTAAAGCAAAAATAAGTTTATTCATAACTTCATCAGTGCCGCCTAACTCATCATGTATGTCACTTATTAGTGCAGGGTCAATTCTAATTCCCATTCTACTTAGTCTAGCAAGAGTATGATATTCTGTATTCAATGGTAAGTGTTCAATTGCTTCCATCAATGATGGATTTGCGGCCATGACATATAGATTACCGTTGATCCTTGCAAGAGTAGGATTCCAATATCGAATGTCCTTATGTTCTTTTACTGTATCAATTGCCTGTTGAACAATAGAACAATAGTTTACTTTGTCATAATGTTCAGTAACTATTTCCAAGATTGATTTCAATGTTTGTTCTGATGCTACCGCAGACCACATTTTATTTTCTCGGTCCCAATTCATATATTCAAGATTCTTTAGTTCTTTTACAAAATCCTTTTTGTAAGGACTATGAATAATTATAGTAGTATCATCCATAATAGAGACATGAGCCTCAGTATATATAGGTGAACTTTCAATAGGAGGAACAGTCCAAGACAACTTAACCAATTCAATACTACTTAATTCGGCCTTTGCTAATTGACGTTGATATCGTAAAACAATTTTGTCTAACAATGCGGATTGATTTGTAGTAACTGATTTACCTGCGGCAATATTAAGTTGCAACAAGTTATTTACAAACTTTTTATCGTAAGTGCCCAAACTTATATACTTTGATAGATAATCTACCAATTGTTCTTTAGTATTAGGCTTTTTTGTCATCATTCATTATATACTTATACAGGTAGTAACACAATACTTACTGGCAAAAAAAGGGGACCTAAGTCCCCTAAAATTTAAAAGAAAGAAACTACCTACCAACTACCAACCGAAACCTTTATCGAAACGGACTTATTGACATTGCCGTTACGCACACTGCAGGGGTTATGCCTTCATGCAAGTTGCTTTAGCAAGTTCGCGCCAGTTAGCACTAATCTTAACTAAGTCAGCAACCTTTAAACACATACGCAAGGACACTTCACGCAATTTTGTATGATTGTCCCAGATGAACGACATAATTTCGTCTGTCTGTTCTTGTGTAAAATCATAATCAGCAAACAAACCACCATCAGCATCACGATGCACTTGTTTGATACGCAACATTTTGTCACGCTCACTATCAACTGTCAGGTCCAGAAAGTGACAACGACTTTGCAACGCATCTAAGTGAGGTTGCATCTTGCCAGCTTTTTTTGCATCAAACGATTTGTTTGTAATGAAAATAATTGAGCCGTTGAAGTTGAAACTATTAGGGATACCTTCTTCACGCAAAATACGTGAATCTTTATTCCAAGAAATTCTACGTGTCTTGCCTGAATCAAGCGCACCTTTCAGTACATTGATAGCATCCTGATCTTCCCAGATATCACAATCATCAAAAACAAGAACGTTTTTAGCATCACTAAATTTGTACAACTTAGCAAACAAGCCGATACCTGACATAGCACCTTTGACAACTTCAAAGCGAACTTTTTTGCTTGCAAGTCTGTCAAACATACTTGCTTTTTCCATTTGCAAGTTTACACCGTGTGACTTACCGATACCTGCAGGACCTGTCACAATCATAGCACGAATATCACCACTGATACATGCCTTAGACATTTCATCAAGTACTGCAAAACGTGTCGCAATACGGTCCATTGCCTCTACTTCTGACTCTGTTACAGTTTCTTTAACATGAGTAGAGGGCTTGCCTGACAAAAATTCAATAGAATCTTGTTTGTCAACATTCACCTTAACAGTATCTCCCCAACCGGGGAACTGTCCGTCATTTTTTACTGTCACAAAACCACCTTTAACACCCACTTGATATCCTTTAACAAGAGTGAACACTTCATTCTTAACGTCAATTTTACGATAAGAACCTGACTTAATACGAATAGTAGACATTTAATTTCCTTTGTTTCAGTGTCAATACAAGTATTGTAGCACAATACCCATTTATTGTCAAATTTTAAGCCTTAAGCGGCCTTACGAAAGTACTGATAGGGCAAGCCCAGTGTATAGCAGAGGTACTCATCGTCACCTTGAGTGTCCTCAGCTTCGTGGATCCAGCGCATTGCTGTTGCACGGTCCTTAGCACCTAAAAACATCAGGTCACTAATACGTTTCTCAAAAGAGAAAATTGCGTTTTCTTGTGCCTGAACACGGACCTTTTCTTCACGGTCAATAACCTCACCCAACTCTTTGAATTCAGCTAGGAAGTCTGCTTCAGTCCAAGCAGAAGTATCAATACCCCGAGGACGAATGCCAAACGCATCCTTATACATATCCCAGTAGATACTGGCATACTGCTCTAAAGTTGTCAACTCTTCCCAAGATTTGAATTCTGTAGTCATTTCGTAGTCCTCTTTATCAGTTTCAATACAAGTATTGTAGCACAATACCCATTTATTGTCAAATTTTAAGCCTTTAGAATGTCAACAATTCTAGAGTGGATTATGGCCATTTCTGACGATTCTACGTAAAAATCTGTAGTAGGATCGTAGTAGGCACCTTCTTTGTTGTCATAATACAACACTCGTCCGGAGAAATTGAACGGTCCTTCTAGACCCTTGCGTGGACCATATTTGGTACGCATTTCATCCATCTGATACTTGTCTGCAACAACTTTGTAACCCATGAACAACTCCTTTTGACTGAATAAGACTCTATTATAGAGCCAAATCCATTTAATGTCAACCTCGGGTTAGTTCCCAATTTGTAATACTCAAGTATTCAAAATTATCACGTTGTTTAAGATGGAAATTTCCGTTAATTTCGATCAAATTATTATTATTGAAAACATGATTCCACAAATGTTCTAACTGATTTTTTGCTTCAATCTGAATCATTGCGGCGTGGTCATTCTTAGCATCTTTCAACCAATATTGTACTACACTTATACGTTTAGTTTTTTGTGCAATACGTTTGATTGGTATGAATAATCTGCTAGAATTAATCATAGGTTTCTTTGTAATACCAGCTGGCTCAACTTGTAATCGAACTTCATCTAATTGAATATCGTAATCATAGAACGCAGGTAAGTAATATGCCAGTCCCAACATTTCTTCTTTAAATTTCATACCATCACTATGTACAAATGCACTTAAGTCATTTCGATAGTTAGACATTCGTTCACCTTTAAGTTTCCACATTACTATTTTTTTACTATAGTAATCACGGATTCGTTCAGCATGTGTATAGTCTTCACTAATCAATAAATCAAATAAGTCCTTGTCTAAAAGTTTACCTATTCGTCCCTGGGCAGTGCCTGCATCACGCAACCTTTTCCAAGCACTACTCAATGCCAACAAATCAATTGGACTTTCATATATTTCGTATTTCTTCACATCCGGATTCATATTTCTATCACTCATAAATGAATCTAAACTAAAAACATTATTAGATGAAAGAGTTACACTGCCGTAATTAACATTACCGGGATTAATTGTCAACGGTGGAATTGGGAGATTTCGGGTGCTAAGTGTTGCCATAATATTATCCTTAACTAACTGTTATGTCTTCCATGCCTGCGGCTCTTAAACGCACAATGTGACCTAGCATGAAATTTTTTGAATCTAAACCTTTCATGGTGCCTAACCATTTGTTGCGTAGTAGTGCTACTTCATTAATGATTGTTTCCATGTCAATAACTTCATCTTCGCCTTCAACATACTTTTCAGCAGTTCTATCACTCAATGCACGATTGTATGCTTCTAAGTATTTTTGAAAATGTTTACGCCTGATCTTACGTAATTGTAAATTAAGATATTGAAGGACCGCTTCAATCTCTTGTAGTTGATTAAAGCGGTGCTCTGTAATACCCGGTAATGCAGAAATGTTTTTCTCTACATTACCGTATATCTTAACATCATTTTTTGCAGAAGCTAACTCTGCATCATAGTATGATAAGAAGTCAGGTATTTTTGAAAGATCGGCGCTTACACGGGTATACCAATTGCTTGACATTTAATCCCATTCATCAGTATCGATGTCTTCTTCGTAGTCTTCGTATTCTTCTTCTTGGAAATGTTGTTCCGCATATCCCTTCAAAGCCTTAGTAATGTCTTTATCTTTGAATGCTTCTTTGATATCTTCAACTTCATAATTGTTATCCATCAAAAAATTTACTAAAGAATCGGCAGCATCACCTCGGTCATTGAAATCAACGTGGTCACGCAATACTTCCCATACTTCTGTAACCAAAGTTAAACTCATTCTGCTACCTCTGCTTCTGTATCTGCTGTTACAGTACTTTTAGTTGCACCAGTATACTCTAACATAACTTTGTCTAAACAACCATCTTTGTTTGCTTCCCAACCCTTACGGAATGATTTGATAATCTCACCATCTTTAGTAGTGTATACAAGACTGTTGCCTTCTTTTTTCAATGCACCTGATTTCTCAAGCATATCAGTCAAACCAGAGTAAGGACTCATTCCTGACTCATAAGGAATCTTAACTTGAATACTTTCAAAGGGTTTAGCGTAACGAGTTTTCATAATCTTGCAAGCGGCACGAATGCCCATTACATCAGAAATCTTGTTGCCGTCTTCATCCTCTTTGAGTTTGAGTTTTTTCATAGCAACAACGATTGAACTTGCGTAAACAAAACCTTGACCACCGGAAATTTTGTCATCTGGATCAAACATATCTTGTGAAGCATATGTGTGATTAGTAGCAACTAAACCTACATTATGACTACCAAACATGTTAACACAATTACGAACCAGTGCTGTCAGTGCTTTAGGCTTACGACCCATGTCACCTTTCATATCACCTGCTTCAAACTGATTAACGTCAGTGGGTGTTAACAACATTCCCAATGAATCAATGATAAACAATACCTTAGGACGATCCGTATCGGGTAATGTTTTGTATGATTTCATAAACTCACTGATAGTTTTGGCTACATCGTCAATCATAGCCATGTTTAGTTTAAGCAATTTGCTTTCGCTAGTATCTACGCCTAAGTCGTGCAACCACTTTTCATCAAGTGCGTTCTCTGTATCAACTAAAACTACATAGATTCCTTGTTGTTGCGCATGGCGTACCAAGTTGCCCGAACAAATGAAAGACTTGCCAGAACCAGATTCTCCAGCGAATACAGTGACTTTGCCAAGAGGCACGCCTTTGTTAAAATCACCACTAATAAGATAGTTAAGTCCATAATTTCCTGTACTGACCCAGTCAGTTGGGTCGTTATATCCTATGCTAAGTCCCTCAATAGACTTAGTAATCTCTTTTCTAAATTTACTTACATCAAATGGTTTTGCCATTGTATCTCCTAATTATCGATGTGTTCCGTTAGTATATAAACTAAACGGTTGTTTGTCTAACAGATCGGGACATTTTTCCGCTAATGAATCTAATTCCCAATCGTTGGGGTAGTGCCGTAACGCACCCCTTGCTCGGTCACGAACTATGCTAGGAACTCTAGGTGTTTTACCTGGGTCACATAATTCTTCCAATAACTTTTTACCTTGCTTGATAGCTCGGTAGCGTTCGTCTGGTAGTGTCATATATTTCTCCTTAATAGAGAGAACAGTTTCCCGTTCTCTATTTCAATTAAGCAGGCTTGTTTTGACGAGCACGGATCATTGCTAGAATGTCTTGTGTTTTATCAGTACTAGGAGTTGCTTTAGGAACTACGATTGGTTCACTAAATGATGCTTCTGCTTTATTAACATCATCTTCCCATGGTGCAGATTCTGCTACGGTCGCTGTTGCGGGTGCAGACGCTACTGGTACTGCTGTTGGTTGTGCCGCTGTTGTTCCTGCAGGTGCTTCTAATCCATATGGACGATAGTATGCCCCCCAACGTTCATTGTCAAAAGGTTGACCATCAACTGATGCTTCAAACATTTCTTTCATAACGCGGAGTTCTGCTTCACCGGGCTTCTTAGGCAAGAAGTCAGATAAGTTATGCAGACCAAAACTTTCAATTGCTGCCGCTTCAGCCTCTGTCAACGCGGATTCTTTACGAGCCCATGTTGAAGTTGAGTAGTCAGCATAACCACCTTTACTTGTTTTCTTAATGTTAAAATCAAGACCACGCATATAGTCAGTTGGCAATTCTTCCATTTCAGGATCCATCAAGCTAGACTTGATAACTGTGAAGATTTGTGGAGAGATAACGAATCTACGAATTGGATTTGCAGGTTGTTTGTCTTCACCGATTGGGTTTTGACGAACAAAGCCCTGGAACAAGTAACTACGTTTCTTCCAATATTTGTTAGCCATTTCTTTCAATGTTTCATCCTTATACCAAGGACGAACTTCTGCTAGGATAGGGCAGACTGAACCATCATTGTACATTTCTACACAAGGAATCTGCACAATTACTTGCTTCATTTCAGGATGACCTTTTACGCCATTGAATGGTAGTTTGATGATTTGTTTTTCAACCCAGAAGAACGTATTGCTCTGGTTACCATCAGGTAGGATACGTAGACTAGCTGTTGTGCCTTCATCCATATTCCAGTGAGGGTAGACTGAGTTGTCTGATTGCTGGGTAGACCCAGTATTGTTTGATTTGTTTTCTTGTGCCGCAATACGAGCACGAATTTCTGCTAAAGATGCCATAATAAATTTCCTTATTTCATTGACTTGGAGTCTGTTTTATTGTCGCCGCTTCACCATGAAGCGACTAACACAAGATAGAGTATAACATACTTTTCTCTCATGTCAATAGTATTTATGCCGGATGTGGTTAACCTCACCTTTTAAGTGAGGTTATTGAGAACTTATTTACCCAATAAACGTTTGATAGCGTCTAGGTCTTTTTGACCTTCAGATAAACTTTTTCCTTCATCTACCCAGCCAGTCATGCCTGCTGGATCGAATTCTTGACCCCTATGTGCTCTAGTAATTTTATCTTGTATTGATTGTGGATTGCCACGACCTTGTTTAACTAATGCATCTCTAATTTTAGCCATTGACACAATGATAGGGTTGTTTGGATTCTTGTTAGGATCATCGCCCGGTTTCCACACTGAGCTAGGTACAGCCATACCAAATTTCCAATCACTTGGTAACTCAGTTGGACCCATTGCTGGCTGCGTAGCAATTGGTGTTGCTGTAGTAGCCGGACGAGGTGCTGCCGCTGCCTGAGCAGATGGTAATGGTGGACGAGGTGTCATACCAGGACGATCTACAGTAGGTCTTGTGGGTGCCGCTTGTGCAGGGGCTGAACCAGGAAGAGGCTTACCAGTGTGCGGGTCGAATCTAGCTTCAGGTGGCAATGGTTTACCTGTTTCTGTATCATAGCCCGGAGGAGCTGAAACTGCAGGTGCCGTTGGTGCTGCCTGTGTTGGTGCCGGAGCAGGTGCAGCCGGCTTTTTATATGCACCGGAACGAACTCGGTCTAACATAGAACCAGACTTCATTTTATTTCTTACATCGTCCAAAACACCTTCATTGATTTTGCTTTCATTAGCACCAACCAAATCTCCGGGTCTAGCAAATTTATCTTTAGGACTAAACTGTCCTGCAGATTTTTGCTCTGGGTCTAAATCTTCTGCTACGCCTTCTGATTTGCCTTTGCTTAGAATACTATGCATCTTTTTTGCAACTTCTTGCTTAGAAGGTTTAGTCTTAGTTGGCGCAGGCGCTTCTCCAATAATCTCAGACGCCCATTCTTCTAATGCAATTGTTTCAGCCATCTCAGATGTTTCATTGATGTTCTTGCTCAACTTGCTTAGTATTGGCATTACACTCTCAATGCGTGGGTCTAAACTACTAGACATAAACATTTCGCTTAAGTCAACACTTTCTTCATCTTCCATCAGTGCAGGAGTGTAGCTTTCAAAGTAACTATTGTATCCACGTTGCCCTGACATTTTACTCAAACACTCACGTAGTTTTTGATAGTGATTGATACCTTCTGTAACTAATTTTTGTGCAGACTCATTGAATTGACCATTACGTGTAGCACGAACAAAGCCTGCCATCTTTTGGTATTCTTCACATAGACCGGAAATATGATTCCAACGTTCATCATTAGCTTTGCCACCCTCAGCGATATGTCTTGCAAACACACGTGCTAGACCAGGTCTATCGGTTGGTGCTAACATTCTTTCACCAATTGTGTTTTCAATAAAGATTTTATCAATCTGGCGGAAACGTTGCTCACCCTCTTGCATTTCTCTTTTGTGCTTGATAATTATCTTTGTTGTAGGTACATTATCGCTATAGCTAGCTTTTTTACCTTGAGCATGATAACCTTCATACATCTTTTCTTGACGTTTAGTATGTTCTCTTTTTGCCATATCGTTTTCCAAATTATCTATGTTAGCTAGTTTAAAACTAAGTTGCTTCATCATAGCAAATCTCTTTAGTGTCTTAATTAATTGTTCCCATGATTCGCTATCAGTTGATCCATTTTTAGGACTATCGGAAACTTTGTCATCAAAGTAAACAATCAACTGATGCAATCCATCAATAGATACAAATACTTTACCATAAGTTTCTCCGTCTTTGGTAAATTCAAATTCAAAGACTTCGGCTTCTTCAGGTACAGGAACTGCTTTGCCGTCACTACCCTTATTAATGACAGCACGGCCGCCCCTGCTAAGTACTTTTTGTAATTCTGCCCTTAGGCCTTCTTGTTTTTTTGACATAATAAACTATTTATCAATATTGTGATTAACCCATTACCGCAAAGAAGGGTAACGGAGCTATAAATTCTTCGTGGTCACGCATATATGAATCTAAATTAGAATGGTATTCACTTAACTGCTGTAAAATACGTACTATTAATAAGCTGGCCATGACCAAATCATCTGTGTCACCAATCTTAGCTTGAAAACTGCCGCCGGCTGCAATAAAACTTTTTAACTCAGTAATAAGACTATGACTATTAACAGTCATTTTCTTAGACTCTATTAATGTTTTGAACTTGGCGCAGGCTGCTAATTTGCTCTTGTTAGTTGTATTGAAACCCTTACGCTTTTTACCGTTCTCACCCATAAATGTTCCGGGAATGTTTGACTCTCCAAATTCAGCAATAGAAACTAATGCCGCTTCTCCGATTGAGTTTGTCTCCACTGAGTAATAGATGTTGTTTGGTTCACCTGTACACTCAACAATGTACTTGGCAATCTGTACCAATAATTTTACTTGAGTAGGAATATCAGTTTTGTTGTGTTTCCATTCACCAACTTGTGTTGTAGTGTTGGCTTCAAAAATTTGAATAGCGGCAGGATCACCACCTGTACCTAAACTTGGATCTAATCCAATTGCATATATATTACCTTTTGTAGGTTCCTTGTACCAACGAATCTGTCCTTGACGGAACGTTGGTTCTATACCTTCCATATCAATCAATGTACTAGGATTGATAAGTGTTTCGTCAGCGATAATGAACTCACAACCAATCTCTCGACGGAAACGATCATCGCCTAGTTGTGCTCTCATTTCATTTGCCCACTGGTCATCTCGACCAGGTTGCTCAGTATAATATGCTCTGTACGCTCTGAACCCGTTTACACCTATTTCAGTTTTGTTACCATAAGCATCTTCAGTTTTGTTAGCACCTTTCCAAATGAACGCAAACTGATCCTCATCACTGTTTGGTGTGCTAGTGATAATAGCTTTACCACCAGTAGATAGTGTTGGTGTAATAGCTGTCCAGAATTCTTTAGCAATACTTGGTCTAACGAATGCAAACTCATCTAGGTATAATAGTGTGATAGACATACCACGACCAGTATTTTCAGTAGTTGTTGCTGAAACAATACGAGATCCGTTCTCAAAGTCTAATGAACCTTTGTTGTATGTGGTAACACCTGCTTTGATATGATCGGGGCAGTTTTCATATGCATAACGTATACGTTGCATAATTTCTTGTGCGCCTGTGTACTTGTGTGCGGCAATAAGAATTGTTGAGTCAGGTACGAACATGGCATACCATAGTAAGTATCCTGCCGCTGATGTAGACTTGCCTGATTGACGAGGCATCAATGATATTGAATAACGATAGTTATGATATGTTTCGATTAATCGTTTTTGATATTCCCACGGATGGTATATCATACTACCCTTAGTAGGATGTTGAATCATAAAGAAGTTATCCATAAAGTATAGATAACCTGTTTCAGGGTCACAGCACTTAATGAAGTCAGTTAATTCAGTTTCATCCTTAAACTTTGTTTTAACGTAAGGATTTTTAACTAAGGTAGGGGTATTCGACATATGAATATTTATTGAACTCGCACTACGTCAATACCAATTAAGGAGGATTTCCTGATCTATAAGTAAATCCTGTTATTACACCATTAACAGCAGTGTACTCCCAATATATGTCATTGGCTGGTGTAGTTCCACCAATAAGTTGATTTCCTGGCATTATAATTACCGGGTCAACGCCTGGACCAAAAGGATATCCGCCAGCACCATATGGACAAGTAACATTAGTAAAAATTCCGCTGGTTAGTGTAAAACTTATTGTGGCTTCGCCATAGGTAAAAGTCAAGCCCGTATATACCTGTGAGGGCGCCCAAGGACGTCCTTGAACTAGTCCGCCCTCGTTATTATTATCAATAATAGCGGTGCCATCATACTGTGTTGGTAGTTGTGTTATATTGTAAGTTGCCCTAGGGTTGTTCACTGCGGCTCTATTTGTTTCAGCCAAATCAAGTTTGGCAATCTGTCTTGCCTCTTTGTCTGCTAGGCCGCCACCAGCTGGTTTTATGGTCCATTGTGTTGAAGTTGTTTTAGCAACTCTTACCCAAATAGCTCCGTTATAGATGCGCCAGTCTTGTTGACCATACGCAGGAAAGGCGCCGCTGGTTCCATCAACTGTTGTATCGTAAGCATCTCCCAAGGTGCCAACACCATCAGTCAGTGCGGGAGTGTTAGTAAAAGCGTTCCATGTGCCCTTGTATGTTGCGGCAGTTATTATAGTATTAGACAATGAACCACAAACAGCCGCGGCTTTGGCCATATAATTGTCTATTGTAGTATTGCCCTTGATAATGCCAATACTGGTTCCATATTCATCATACAAGAAGTTGCCTGCTGTTACTGCATAATCACCTGTCTGATGACTGGTTAACGTGATGGCAGAGCCTATCCCCAACGATGTTACATACAGTTTGTATGAAACATTATTTGTTGCTCCCAAAGCACCCACATAATTTAAACTCCAAATAGCTGAGAAAGGAGCAACAATCTCAGTATTAGAATGTGGTGGACTGACATTTTTTGTGAGAGTGGATCCACTCGCTATCATTAATGTTGATATTCCATTTAGTGCCATGTTATTTTCCTACTGGCTTTTCGCCTGTTAGATATGGTCTACTAAACCATAGTTGAAACCACTCGGGAGTACCGGGCCGTATATCATGTTTTTTCATTAACTCACTCTTTTCGTTCCCGGTAATACTGATATTACTTTCTTCTCCAATAACTTGTGAAGTTACACCGCTTAATCTTTTTAAATCATCTAATGTAATATCAAGGTTTTCTTGACGAGTAGGAACGGTCTTGAGTTTTTCAAGACCGTTCTGTATTTTAGCTTGTCTCCATACATCAAAGGTCATGATGTATTTATCGCTCTTTACTTGATATCAAGTGGACATTGTTTAGTTGTTAGCATTACAAAAAACTTTTCTTTCATTGTAATTTTTTCATCGTCTGGACCAGATTTTGACATGTCTTTGGGCAATTCTATATCAAAATCAATAGTATTACAAACATCTACATTAAATCCTGCTCTAGTTAACAATGCATCCCATTGTTTAACTCCTAGTACACTATAATGGTTGCTGTTATACTCATGTCTACGCTCAAGGTCCGGAGCAGGAACTTCAACATACATTCTTCCCTTTAATTTCAATAAACGATTATATTCAGCTAAAGTAATAATAGGGTAAGGACTATGTTCTAATGAATGTCTAGACCATATAAAGTCCACACTTTCATCATAATATCCGTCGATTTGAGGGATAAAAGACATGTCATAATTTTTTACAGTATGACCTTTATCTGTACAGATTTTAGTATCTCCAGGGCTGAGAGTTACCCCAACTAAGTTAGTATACCCACGAGATTTCATTTCATCTAAGAAGTAGCCAGGGCCACAACCTAAATCAAGAATCAATGCATCTTTGGGTAGATTCAATGGATCAATGTATGTTGAAACCATTTGTGAGGTTAACTGCTTGTGGAATTGTGCGTCCCCCTCATCATATAGATGTGCAGTGTAAAGCCATTCGTTATAAAACTTTAGCTTAATTAAATCTAGGGTGTTATTAATGTCAATCATAAATCTACTTATGCGTAGATTAAGATGCTATTATTTTTTTTTCTTAGGTTTTTCACCATACCCAGCGAATCCCATAACAGGACTTACTTTATAGGTATCATCTAACTCTTTGCTTTTCATATCACCGTGATTCAAATCAGTGTACACAGCGCCTACAGCTTTATACGCTTGTTTTAGCATTTCCTGTTCTTCTTTGGTATAAGGATGAGTAGTTTTTTGTTTACCTATCCAACTTTTTGCTTTCATATCTAATGGATCTTTTCCATTTGCACCTGCTACCGCCATACCCAAACGATATGAAGTATAATCACCACTTACGTGCTCACTGTCACTATAAGTATTCAAACCAGCGGATGATTGTGATTGTCTTTTAGAAATTTTCTTTTCACTCGACTCTGATATAAATTCGTTTGCTCTCATTATTCTCTGTCCGCTTGATAAGAAAATAAATGCATTACGTTTGCATTTATAAGAGGTGATACCATAAGCCTAATATTTCCATATGCAATATCAACATTGTATCTAGTAACTGCATTACCTGTAAATACAGTACCATATACACTATGTTCGGCTCTGATGCCATCATTGCGTTTAGTTACAGTAATTGTAGCTGTCTGTGCATCATTGTTATCTAATACCTTAGAGGTCACTTGAAAACGAACAGTAGTGCAGGTATTCTGTGGTAACTCATATATAACTTGATTTGCGGTATTATTGGTTGTTATTACGTTAGCTGAATTGATAGAAATACCACCATTCAGTCCGATACCACCGTTAACAGCAATATTACCAGTAGATGTGACATTACCAATAGCAATCAAGTCACCAGTAGCATATATGTTTCCTACTTGCAAATCTGCCGCAACAAATCGGTTGGCATTCTGATAAAAACTCAATACATCAAAGTTTTCACTTATACCAACGTTACCTATATGTAGTGAATCGTTTTTACTCAACCAAACATTAGCAATTCTTAGTGGGCTACTACCAATTTCAACTGTGTTGTTTGTAATAGGTATAATATCAGTGTCCATATTAATTTTGTTGTTAGCTACATCCAAAACTAAGTTAGCAATACCACCGCTAAAACCAGCATTGTTAAATTGCAATGCACCATTCGGTCCACCCTGATTTAATAGTGGGATACTAGCAAAATTGTTGTTAATTTTGTCAAACGCAACACGTAAAGGATCACCTGTACCGTCGTTGGGTAATTGACCAATATCTATAACTTCTATTGTACGTGGAGCTGTTGCCATATGAATATTCCGATTGTATTATATTTATCGTTAGTATTGCCGTTTTAATATTGTACTTGACTAAATATATGTATATTTAAGGAACATATATGAACAAATTACTATGCATACTACTATTATCCACTTTAGCAACTACATCGTTTGCTCAAAAACAAAAAGCAGGTGTCACCTATGATGCACTGATTACTAGAGTTATTGACGGAGACACTGTTGCATTTCAAGCACAATTCTTACCTGCTCCTTTAAAACCCGAGTTAAGCATTCGTGTATTTGGTGTTGATACTCCTGAAAAGGGTCATAGAGCACAATGTCCAAGTGAGGATCAGCGTGGTCAGGCTGCTACTGCATTCACAAAACAACAAATTGCTAATGCACAAAAGAAGCAAATTATACTAATGGACTGGGATAAGTACGGTGGACGTGTATTGGGTGACGTTATTTTAGACGGCAGAAGTCTAAGAGGGATGCTTATCCAGCAGGGTTTTGCACGTGAATACTACGGTGAAGCCAAGACTTCTTGGTGTAATTAAAATCCAAATATATTCTTAGGTAATTCAATTACAACAGGCTGTCTGGACTGTTGCATTTGTTGAAGTAACAAAGTCCCGTTCTGTCTAACACTAGGATCGGGACTTTTTAACATCTCCGATATAGCTAGCATACGAGTGGTTTCTGTGACAGTAATGTCTCTGGATATAGCTTTTTGTGCTTCTACATACACTGAATAATCTTTATTAGCACATCCCGCAATTAAGAACGTTGCGAATAGTATAATGTATTTCATTTTACTTCGTTGAAGATTTTCTTTTGTGTTTCATACCACTCTTGCCAACCCTCTACTTTGGTAGCGCATTCATGGTACAATGAATAGTTGTGTACAACAACTTTTAACATTTCTGTAATAGCTACTTTGTCACCTTCTATTAGTTTAAGACTTTCACATTTCTGTTTTAATACTTCAGGGGCTTCAGGGAACTTTCTAGCAACAGGAACAGTAGTACTGCATCCCGCAAGAACGATTGCTAATGACAATATCAATGCTTTCATTTCTTTTCCTTTGGTTCTGCGGCTTTGTTTAATATTGCGGCCTCATTGTGTATATCAATGATTGCTTTAGGTACAGGACACATTTCAATGTACTTAATAACTTCTTCAGTCTTAATGACTTCTTTGTCAATGTACTTAATAATCTCTTTGCCTTTTTCTCTGATAACTTTAGTCTGTGTGACAATCTTTTCTTGTACTTCCACATTCACAGTTTTAGCTTTTTCTTCAGCTACAGCGACTTTGGCTTCCATCTCTTTAACTCTAGCTTCCCATGTTTTGTAGTCTGCTAATCCGCCCTCTAAATACAACCCCAAAGAAAGTACAAGTAAACTAATGACTTGAATCGGTAGTTTATATTGTCTGATTGCAGGAATCATTCCTAAAGCAAATCCAGCAACCGTGCCTATAATTCCCACTGTGAGAATTAGATGAAACGCCCATTCGGGCAAAATAGATATTATCCACATAATGTTATTTAGTAAAATATGTAGAATTAGATAACCATTCGTAATAGTTACGGAAACCTTCTTCTACGTCAACTTTGGGGTTGAACCCAAAGTCTTTTCTCGCGGCATCAATATTCAATGCTCCCCTGCTAGGGAAGTCCGGGTCTTTGTCACGGACATTTACTGTCCCCGACCCAGCAATACTAACTGCTAGATTTGCCGCATCTAGCAAACTGTAGCTATGACTCTTTGTAATATTATAAGTCTTATTATTTGTATTATCACTCAATGATGCCGCAACGATACCATCTGCCGCATCATCTACATAGGTGAAGTCTAATGTCTCACTCGCACCATTTACATTCAATGTTCCACCTCTCATCGCAGTAAGCATGAATTTAGAGATAACTCTATCTTCTACGTCTAGTGGTCCGTATACAGCACTAGGACGAATGATCGTGTAAACCATATTGTCTTTACGTGCATAGTCTTTAACTAGCCACTCACCTGCTAGTTTCATAATACCATATTGACCCTGCGGCTTACATATAGCATCTTCAGTAACATCGTCAGTAAAGTCACCATATACCATTGAACTACTTATATAAATGAATTTACGTACTTTATACTTTGCACTTGCTTCAAGCAAATTAAGCAATCCTTCACTCATAACACGACTTCCCTTAGTGGGATTTGCGTTAACTACCTTTTGTCTTGGGAAGCTAGCCATGTGTATTACGATTTCAGGCTGTTCAATATTGAAAACATAATCAACATCGTCTACGTCACAAATATCACGTTCGTAGATATAGCTATCCGCATCAATTTTTTTCCTACGTTCCTGCATCAAGTAATCAATTTCAGCGTGTGGGATAATCCCATAGTTTGTTTTAATATCCATGATAGATATTAAATGTCCTTGATCCTGTAGTCGTTTAACTACATTATGACCTATGAGTCCTAGACCACCTGTTACTAAAATGTTCATTCGAATTTCAACTTAAAATAGGTTAGTTGTTTTGGAGTAAGATATGCCTTGATATCATATTTGTATCCATACGTAATACGGTCAACACTACGGTGCCAACTAGGCAATGGTTCTGAGTGCGCCATTACCCACTTACCCTCATCAGAGTTTTGCCATTCCCATATATACTGCCCAACATATAGGTCAGGATCTTCTACGTCACCTACACTAAGAACTTTAACTGTATAGGTGATAGATTGTTGATCCTCTGTATCAGACTGCCATATTTGCTTTAATAGTTCCATGACTTTGATAGTTCTCTAAGTGTATGTCTTGCATTGTCATTTCAAAGATGTTGTTCTTTTGCGAATTCAACATCAACGTTGGCAATGAATGTGGTTCACGTGTCAATTGTTCTTTAACTTGTTCAATATGGTCTTTGTAGATATGAGTATCACCAGTACTGATAATCAACTCGCCTACTTTTAAACCACAATGATGGGCTATTAAATGAGTGAGTAATGCATAGCTAGCAATATTAAAAGGTAAACCCAAGAACACATCAACACTACGCTGATACATATGGCAAGATAGTTCTTTATTTTTGTTAACATAAAATTGACTCATAACGTGACAAGGTGGCAATGCCATTTGGTCTAACTCATTCACGTTCCAAGCACTTAGAATGTGCCTGCGCCCATTAGGATCTTGTTTCAACCCGTCGATGAGTTTTGTCAATTGATCTATTTCTGTTCCATCTACAGCAAGTCGAGTGCCGCCTTTGTGTGCAGGACCCATATCTTTTTCTATGCGATAATTATTCCAATGACGCCATTGTACTCCATAGACACGACCTAGATCACCCTCAAATTTTGCTTTGGGTTTCCAATAGGGTGCAACCGCATTTGGCGTCCAGATAGTTACAACATCTTCTCTTGTACCGTGAGTAATTTCTGCCAATCTACGTTCGTCACTACTACCCTCAATAAACCAGAGTAGTTCACCTACACATGCTTTCCATGCTAATTTTTTTGTTGTAATGGCGGGAAAACCCCTACGCAAATCAAAGCGCAAACTACGTCCAAAAACACTAAAAGTGCCAATGCCAGTTCTGTCATCTTTTTCTTCTCCATTATCTAATATGTCTTGCAACAAATCCAAATACTGTTTCATAGTTTACCTAATAGCCTATCTGTTTCAGGTTGCACAGTTTCTGCAATGGTCTCAACATTGAGTACAAATTCAAAACTAGTAATGAGAGGATCGAGTTCGTTCAACTTACGTGAAATAACTTCTTCCACCTCATGAGGGTCTAATCCTTGTTTCATTAAAGATTGAATATTGATTGTATGTTGTTTTTTACCTGTCATCCTCACTACAATTTTACGAATGAATTGTACCGGTACCTTAACTTTATCAACATCCTCAAGAATATGTTCCCACTTTTTAATGTAGTCTGGGGTCATTCTTTACTTACGCAAGTGTTTTAACTTTAGCTGGGCGGCCTCGTTTTTTAGCGACTGGTGTTGTGTCAGTAGATGCATATTGCACTGCAATACCATCTAAGCTAGATGCTTCTTGTTGTAAACGTTGACTTTCTGTCAATAACAATTTAGCTTCTGCTTCCATCTTTGATGCTTGACTGCGTAAATTTTTTGCTAATACGTTATCACTTAACAATCCATCAGCGGCTTCTACTACTGGGGGAGTGCTACGGTCACGCATATTTTTTGCAAGTGATTCAGTACTCTGCATTCCTCGGTTACCGTCAATTTCAGCAAGACGTTTTACTGCCGCTTCACCTTGTTCCATCTCATCTAAAATCTTATTTAATTCACTTAATTTAATTCTAGTACTAGCGTTAGGTGTTACAACTACAGTTTCTGTCTGTACTTTCTTCAACATACCTTGACCATGTAACACTTGCAAGATATATTTACCATCTTGTGTATGTGTGCGGTTTAATGCGTCAGCTAGATTCTGACTACTCTGCCCGATATCACTTTCGATGCATTTCATCATTGGGTCGTGAATGTGTCTGTTTAATGTATCAGTGAATACAACTAAACACATATGCGACTCATTCGGTACTTCTCTGAATACAATAGCAACCTTGCGGTCACCAATTTTCCCTACGTGTCTTAAAAAACTCATACTAATCTCCTTAGGTTTTAAATATTTAATACGTTTTAGCCGGTGCTAAATTTATTTTGTACCCGACCATCTTAATTCATATAGCATTGCTTCTGCCGGATCTTCGAACGATATACTTTGGGCATCTACAAAAAACAAATCAGTATCATCCTCCCATAGATCCTCTTTTGTATATCTTCCCTTAAGTTTAGTAATTACCCATTCCATAGAGGCTTCTGTTAAGGGGGCAGAACACTTTACAAAATGTGGTGGAGTTAATTTTAACTCACGTGTACCATACCACAATAAAGGATTAACAATCATTTTGTAAGTGCATCTAACATTTTATATTGTTCGTATGCTTGCACAACCGCAGGAGTACTGTTACGATTTTTAGGTGATACTTCTACCCAAATGTCATTCCTCAATTGAGGATGGATGAACTGTTTACCCAAAGATGCAAAGTTTCTAGGTTGATGAATTTTGCCGGTAGTATACAAACGTTTTGCAAGTACTTCTACTTCTTCCCAAGATTTAATAGAAAGGTCATATTCAGCCGGGCGGCGTGATGTGTAATTACCTTCATCGTAGTATTCCCTTACCACAACCATAAATTCTTCTAGATCAGGAGTCATGGTGCGAGTAATGATTAGTAAAACGTCATCCTCGGACACTTCATCCAAAAGAATACTACGCAAACATCTTCCCAAACTTGTTCCAATATACATCATACAATCACCTGTGTTTTCTTTACTACTCTATCACTGTACAATTCATGACCTATGTTACGAATTGCATCCACTATTACTTGAGGATCACTTTCGAATGTTTCTCTAATAAACTTTTCCGACAACTCTGATTCAAATGTGTAAATTTCATAGTGGCGTTGGCTATTAGCTCTTGCTCTCAGTATCATCATATCTAAAGGAACATTTGCAGGCTTAACCTCTTTGATTTGTCCTTTAAGAATACGAAAAATATTTTCTTTTTCCCATTTCTCATGTTCCTTCTGTATAGAGGTAACATTGATTAGACATTCAAGTCCTGTCATGTCCCACATAGCTATAAATCTAGTTGTTTTCTTTTTTGATGAGCGCATAAATCATCTTAGCCTTATCCAATGCATCAGCCAATGCTACATTTGTTTGTGCGGCACGCCTGATATTTCCCCAAAGCTGATCCTCTTTCATTTTTATATAGAGGTCAGAGTGTCTAGTACTCTGACTATGCAAAGTACGTTCACTTGAACCTGACTTGCGGACATATACTGTCTCACCCTTATCAGGAGATTCGTATATGTCAGTCATCATGCTTTATTAATGCAGATAGTCCGGAAGCAAAAATTTTAACAAACGCATAGCCTATTCCAAATAGTACTACAGCAATAAATGCATATCCCAACATTTCAATTAATTGACTCATTATTTTGCCTCATCATATAATGCAAATGTTCCGAATGGGGGATTTGGATTAGGATCACCGTGAATGATCCATGTCGTATCACAATACTCTGGGTCACCCCATGAACCACAGGGATATCCATCAGTGAATACAATCAAACGTTTAGGTTCAATAGCATTTTCTTTCAAGTATTCAAAGATACAATCAAAGTCAGTACCACCACCGCCTTGTGGTTCATAATTTTCAATCAGATCCATATTCTCACTAGAAAAATCTTGTGGGTTATATGTTTGCGTATCAAAACAGAAAATATGTACCTTGTAACCATCAAACGCACTCATCATGCCACCGACTTCACCCAAGAATGCCTGTGCTTGTTTGTTACTGATAGAACCACTCATATCAAGTGTAACTACTACATCGATTTCTTCACCGGGCGTCATACCGGGCATGATAGCATCCATATGCCAGCTTCTACGTGAAGGACGTGCCCAGCTATAGTCTGTACGAATGCAACTTGTCAGATTAGTCTGAATCAATTCACGCCAGGGCATAACAGGGTTAGTAGTGTCACGAATCAATCGTTCAACACCTTTAGGCAATGAACCTGCTTCTGCACTTTGTGCGGCACTGATAATAGCTTGCTTAACTTCCTGACGAATACGATCCTTTTCTTCTTGTGACAGTTTCGGACGACCTTTACCTTTACCTTCTTTGTCACCTTCTTCGCCTTCACCCTCACCATCATCACCATCCATGTGATCGTCAAGCAATTGTTCAATCAAATCATCCATAGAAATTCTCTTGACATTTTTCATCAAGTCATCATATATTTCTTCAGCAGGTTTACCATCATATTTGGTTTCGTACAAGCAGGGCACAGTAGTAATGAACTCACCTACTTTGTGTCGTTTCAAATCAGCATTAACTGCATAGTCATCAGCAATGTTCCAGATTTGCGGGTCACGATCAAGCCTACGACCCATGTGGTCATAAACAACGTGCAATACTTCATGACCAACTAAGAATTCAACTTCTTTTGGTTTCAATTTCATAATGAAGCGGCTGTTATAATAAAACTTCTGACCATCAGTAGCCGCTGTACCACACCAAAGATCAGCATTAACCAATTTCATGCGGGTAGCAAGATTACCAAAGAATGAATGGCGTAGCAACAAACCGATACGTGCAGTAACCAAACGTTCACGTGCTAGTGCATCAATTTTACTATCTGTAGGCCCGATTAGGTCCTCATATTTTTTACTTCGTGTTTTCTTTGTGGGATTTAGTACTGCACTCATAATAGTCCTTTGTTGTTTATGTGTATAGTATAACACATATCTGATTTATTGTCAAATAGACAATCCACGATAACCTGCATCAAATGCAATCCGTGCATAAGGTAATGCGGATTCAATTCCGTATAAGGTTTCGGCCTGTGCTTTTGACAGGCCACGGGCTCGGGCACTTTGCCCAATTGCATAAAAATACTTCTTACCTGACATATAAATCCTTATTAAAAAAGGGTGAGTATATTTCTACACTCACCCTGTAAAACTAGTAACTATTTAGTTACCAGCTTCCACAATGTACTTACCGTACTTCTTGTGGAATTCATCAAAATTCTTCAACTGAGTTGGCTCGATTGGCAACTCATAAGTCTTCAATGCAATCTTTGCACCCATCACTACCAATTCAGTTTCAAAATTGTTCATCATGTAGTCAAAGAAATTTTGAGCCATAACGTGAAAGTCTTTGCTACTAGTTTTCTTTTGAACTGCATCTTTCAACTCATAGCACATACCAATTGTCAATGCATACATTGCTGAGATTTCTTTCACTGACAAGTCTTTAACTTTACCTGACAGAATTTCACTTGGCTCAGGCATCTTACCTGCAATCTTACGGTGAGCCATAAACTTAACAGCAAGACCTTCACCGACTGCACCTGCAATCAAATTGAATTGTGTATCAGTATCAGTGTCTTCATCACTCAACAAGTCAGATACGAAACACCATGAACGAGGTGTTGCAAACGCACGTGAACTAGACTTACTATCAAAGTCATAGATATCTTGTTTAGCAAAAGACAAGTAACCTACAACGTCTTTGTGAATACCTTTGTTCACAGCCCATGACTGCCAGCTAGTAAAGTCAGGACGCATTTCCAAGTGAATGAAACGATTAGCGAGGGGCATCGGCATACGATAAGTAACACCTTTGTCACTATCACGATTACCTGCGGCAACGATTACAACGTTATCGGGCAATACATACTTACCAACACGGCGATTCAAAATCAATTGATAGCCTGCTGCCTGTACTGCCGGGGGTGCAGAATTCATTTCATCTAAGAACAATACAACAACTGGGTATTTGCTTGCAAATTCTTCATCAGGCAAATCGATCGGGGGAGCCCAGTCCATCTTACCATTATCTTTATTGAAGTAGGGAATACCACGAATGTCAGTGGGTTCCATTTGTGCCATGCGCAAGTCAACTACTGCGCCATTCAATTCCTGTGCAATTTCAGCAACAACTTCTGATTTGCCGATGCCGGGAGGACCCCAGAGAAAAACGGGTCGTTTAGTTTTAAACGCTTTGAGAATAGATTTACGTGTCTGAACACTGGTGATTGTATGATTGTCAGAGACTTGCGATGCCATGATGCTTCCTTAAAAAAAATGAACTAACTGAACACATAGTGTAGCAACAAAGTGATTTATCGTCAACTGTTACTTTGTACTTTTGGGCAAGTCGTTTTTGAACGCTTTTCGATTTGCCAGACTGTAAGTATAACACAACGTGCATTTACTGTCAACCTGTTGAAAACCATGGCCCTCAACGCATTAGAGTAGCCATAAGTATCAATTTTTCCAAATGATTGATGGCTTTGTTGATATCGGTAACCTTTACATCTGTCCTCAATGAGGATTTTAGGCGTCTTGCTTCTACTTCTAAATTACTCAATTCAAATACCATTTTAGAAATGTTTGCTAGCATCTTATGTAAGTCTGGATTGTACCCGACGCTGGATAACTGACTGGTCAGGTCACTATTAATTCTTTGCCAGTCGAGTGAAGTTTGTATTTCCATATTACATTATAGCACAGAAGAGGGGCTAAAGTACCTTGGGTTTACCCATATTATTCAAGAAATTTGGGTAGACCGTTACTATGTTTATCATTGATGTTCTCAACATCCTGAAACAAACGTTTTTCTTGTGCTGTTAATTTGTCTTTGTGTGTTTTTCTAGGATTACCACATAAGTAGCAATCGGGATTGCCACAATCCATTGCATGATGTTTTGCTAGTCTATGAGGTTCTTTTATTGATTTGTCTTTATTTGTTAAACCATGTTGCCTAGCTATTTTGGTTTGCTTTTTAATAGCATTCTCATCTTTGAGTCTACGGCGAGAATTTAAATATTTTGCTAGTTCGTTACTCATACAACACCTTTTCTTATAAAAATATTTATAAAAATTTTCTAGACCCTTTCTATTTTATGGTCCAGTTGCACTGTCGAAATTCCAAGCACCGTTAACAAAAATAGCAACGGCTATCATTCTTTCTGATTTAGTTCGAAAGGGGTACCAACAACCATTTATTTTAATTTTAGTACTTAAATATTCTCGGTATGTGCTTACCCAAATACAGATGTTATCACAATTATCACCTAAATCAGCAGTGAAGTAAACTAGTTGTCCTTCTTTTCCATGAGGAAGATAGTAGTTTTTGTTGTTTAATTTTCCAGCCTGTAAGTGGTGCATATCAGCATTAGTATCTAATTCTGTAGCATATTTTTTATAATTGTTGGAATCACATTGCATCCCTAAATCTAACTTTGGAAAATTTATTTGTAATGTTGGCATATAGTATATATACATATACTTTAACCATATTTAATTTATGAACAATCTAAACTCTATATCTAAATTTCCCATAATGATAGTCGGTAATTATCGAACTGGTACAACTTATTTGTGCCAGGCATTGTCATTTAAATACCCTGTAAGAGCCATGCCAGAACCAACTGTTCCGCTACTAAAATTTAACGACAGTAGGCAGGTTGATAAACTTAAGTCGTTTATCGCTAATAAAAATAATAAATTTGTATTGAAAGTTCAAGCCGATCAAATGGACAATATTCCGGAGTATCGTAAAATTTGGAATGGAGATAGTTATAAAATATTGGTTTATCGAAAAAACAAAATAGATCAAATTCTAAGTTATTATATAGCACGAGTATCCGGTGTTTGGAATACGTTATGGTTAGATAGACAAAATTCTCCTGAATTAGCATATCACAATTTTCCAGAAAAAATACTAATATCACAAGCAGACTATGTGTACAACCAAATAGTAAAAGTTAATGAAATTTTGGAAACTATGAAGGTTAGAGCAGACATGATTATATCTTATGAGGAAATTGATTTTGATTATAGCGCCGGGGATCCTAACAATTTTGATAAACTACCAATTCTTCCCAATATTGATATAGTGAAGAAAAATTTGTTAGATTATTATGATAACGATGGGCGCTTAGAATATTTAAACTCAGAGTTTATTTTACGAAAATAATAGCTATGTACAATATGATAGCTGATGAAATTTTTAAAAGATTTAATAATTTCAAACTTGAGACCTCGGGCGTATACTCAGTAGAGTCTCTTTGTTGTGGTGTGGGTAAGTCTCTTTTTTCAAAAAACAAAAATCAATCGTTTCTATATAACTGTAAGGTGTGCGGGTGTGTGTATAGATGGTATCCCGATATTGAACCACATGATAATCTTAGGCAGCTTATAGAAACTTTAAGTGATATACCTGTAAAAAATCAGGAGATAGTAAATACAATTTTTTCAACAAACCACATTGAACCTATTACAAAAAATAACCAATATTTAGAATGTAGGAAACTAGATATATCTGATTGGTACTTCTATACTTCATCTGATACTATGCTTAAAGATTACCTAATTATACCTGTTAATCTTGAAGATATGAATCAAGGTATGATATGTAGATATATGGGGTCAAATCCTAATTTGTCTCGCTATATAAATATTATGAACGATCCAATATTATTAGATAATTCTAAAAAAACAGATAATTTCAATCTTATATTTGAGGGGTCAATTGATGCTTTGTTGTTAAACGGTATAGCAATACTAGATAGTTTTATGACAGAAGATCAGATATCAAAAATAAACAAAAAGAAGAAAAAAAATATTGTTGTCCCCGATAGAGATAGGGGCGGGAGAAGTATGGCTCTTAAAGCAATTGATTTAGGATGGTCAGTGAGTTTTCCTGATATGCCAATACAGTTTAAAGATCCGGCTGAAGCAATACAAGCAGGATTCTGCGATAGAGCTTCGATGAGAAAAAACATATTAAATTCTGTCTATAACGGGAAAGAAGCAAGAAATATACTACTCTCTTGGAGAGACTCGGGATATATTTAATTAACAAAAATAATATTGTTTTTCAATTCCAATATTTAGACGAATCCAAACTGTCCCAATATGCTTTGTTGTTACGGTTGATGAAATTCTTTATTAGGTATTTTCCCATACCCAAGTATCCCATCTTTTTAAATCTACGACTGTCTTGCCCAAAGTGATGTTTGATGATTCTAAACTTTCGTGGACTATACTTACGAGACAAGAAAAAGTCTTCGCTGGTTGAAAAGTTTTCAGGGAAGCCGCCAAATTCTTCAAACTTGTCTCTACGTGTTAACATGAATGCCCCAACAGCAAAAGGACTGAAATATTTCAATGCATGATTAATAGTATTAAAAATAGTGAATCCAAATTTTGCTCTTGGATCTTTATCATAACACTTGATGTTTAAACCAATAAGGTCTAAATTATTTAATTCAATTATACCAACTGCATCTCGAATCACTGTATTCTTAAAGAAGCGGACGTCAGCATCAATGAACAAGATGTAGGGTGTGGTGACTAATCGTGCTCCATTATTCTTAGCAATAGAAACCGGACCACCATCAATAATTTCAATGTTCAATCCAAAACTGTTATCAGTTATGACTTGCCTAGTATTATCGGTAGAACAGTCAGCAATAATGATTCTAGTATCACCCAATTCTTGACTACGTAGGGATTCTAGTAAATAATGTATGTAGTTTTCCTCATTCTTGCAAGGTACTACGATAGTAATTTTATCACTTATTGTTTTTTGCATACACCTTCTACCTTAAAATTATTAAATTTTAGTTGCCACTTCATTGAGGCTAGAGCTACCTCGCAACTCATCTGGTCCTTGAATGCTAGTTCTATTCTTCCCGGAACGTCCTGAGGATTGTTCACGTGAACTGCTATTAATATCAATATCCACATTGTCTTTCTCCTTGGTCCAAGTGATTATTTCCCAACGACCATTATGATGTTCTACTAGTGCTGTACAACTTTCAACCCAGTCGCCGTCATTCATATATGTAACGCCATTAATCTCTTTGATCTCTGCGTGGTGTATGTGTCCACATATAACACCATCAAATCCACGTTTCTTGCAATAACCTGCCAGGGTTTCTTCAAACTTAAACATGAAGTCTACAGCTTTTTTTACTTTGTGTTTAAGGTATTTGCTAAGACTAAAGTACCCAAAACCAAAACGATGACGTATCCAATTGAACTTACTATTGAGCGATA